TTGACCTCATAGTACCAGCCCTTTCCTTTGCTCGCGTTCTTGTGGGCTTTTCTTAAGTTGTCAATGTCGTATACTTTTTCGTATAAGTGATTAAATCTTTTCATACTAATACTGCCGAGCGTTCGCCAAAGCTACCAGCACGGATTGTTGTATTTGCCCGTAGGACTTTTATTTTTTGCCAAGAGGCAGGGCTAAACCGGTGTCCAGCGTAAATTAGTTTGTGAGGCGCTCCCTGTAATTACGATTCCGATTACCCGAACTATTATTCAGATTCCAATAGCAGCTGCCCGCATTAGTCGTATTATTCCAATTACCACTGAGCGTAGCAACGTGGATACGCAAGAGCCGCAAAGGGTTAAAGGTTCTCAGGAGCCTACGATTTAGCCCATATTATATCTATTTGTTCATAATTTGTTAAAATTTAGACCCCGTATGCGAGGCGCCCCCCGTAAATACGACTCCGAGTACCCGAACTACCATACAGAAACCAATAGCAGCCGCCCGCATTAGTCGTATGATACCAATTACCACCGAGCGTAGCAACGCGATAACCATTAAGATTAGCAGAAACATAAGTATAATCGCCCACAGGCAGTGAGGTATTTGCGCCCTGACCTGTCTTACTTGTGACAAAGAGCCAGTCATACTTCTCACCACCGTAGCCAAAGTATCTGATATAACCAGCCACCGCCGCCGCTGTAAAACCCGCACTCTCGTAGTTGTCAGTGCTCTTGTTGTCCGCAAAGTTGTTATCAGTGCAGATGAACAACTGCCCGCCACCATTGTTGTACGCACCGTACAGATTAAGTCCTTCAACCCACTTGTAGATGTTGCCGAAAAAGTTCTCGATGCCTCTGTAAGAGGTTGCAAGCGTGCCTGATGTCGTTCTTGATGCGCCTGTATAGTCGGTGGTTGCAGCCGCATTTCCCGACGCGTTTCCGAGGCTTGATGTGGATCCGATGAACGATGCACAGTTCTCAACGCTGTTATCCGCTATGCTTGTAACACCCGCGCCGTTGTTCTGCCAGTTAAATGTAGCATACTCAATAGCATACAGGAGCTGAAGCATGGACGCGATCTCTATGGTCTGCTGTCCCCATCCGCTGCCTCTGTTCTGTGCTACAACGGTGAAATTGTGCCTTGACAGGTTATTGCTTGCTGTCTCGCCTGATGCAGGCTTCGGACCTGCATTGACTGTGATAGTCACGTTCTGATCTGTCGCCTTGTCGTAGTATGTATATGATCTCTCATATACACCTGCAATACTCGACAGCTTGTCGCCTGTGGTTGCTGTAACATCCGCGACCTGTTCATCGTTGAGAAGATAAGCACTCTCTGATACATCGTACAGTATGCCATCAAACGCAGCTATGTACACATAGTCTCTTGTTGTGACCTGCGGAACCACAGCACCCTTTATCACAAAAGCAGGATGCACTTTAAAGCCGTCCCTCATCTCGGAACTAATGTAGTATTTAGCGTGGAGCAGATGATAGCCCATAAGCCCCATTTCGTCTATCTCGTGCCACTTTGCAGGCGTGAATTCTTCATCACTGTTTGCAGTGATGCAGGCATAGTAAGCATTATCATATATTACTACTTTGCCCGCAGCGTAGTTAGTTCCCGACACCCAGTCCACAGCTTCATAGTCCGCCCAGTCCTGAGCTTGCAGCTTAAGAGGAACCATCTTGTAGTAAAACTTTGGTATCTGGACCATTACCTGACCATTAGAACCGTCTTCCGCATACCCTGCATCACCGTAGTACGCATTGACAACACCCGCATCAGACAGATTACATCTGCGCATACCTGCATAAGTGGGGAATACGTTGAAATCCTCACCACCGTTTCTGCCTACAGCTCCTGCAAGCCTTGAAAATACTTTATTCTCAAAGTCCGCATCAAGCCCTGCAACAGTGTTGTCATCATAACCGATGTAGCTTTTTATATCTGCAATATCCCCGCGGGCATCCTTATCACCATACAGATAAGTGTTTCCGCCTCTTATCATACCGTATTCTGTATATGTTGCCATCTATATCACCCCACTGTTATGGTTGCCGCTGTGCCTGTGAATGTTGCTGACGGTGCGCCTGCCTCTGTATATGTAGTAAGCCCCGTTGTGCCATCATACACATAGGTTGCCTGTGACTGTGTCACGCTTACACTCCCTGCAGGAGTATACGAGCCGCTTGCTGTATCCTTGTAAGCCAGATCGCCAAGCCCGGAGAGATCCCCGAACTTACTCCAGGCAGTGCCGTTGAACATAAACTCACCGCTGTCGTAGAAGGCTATGTCGTTGCGCTTTGCCGTAACGCTAACGCCATCTATCGTGATCGGGTTAGCAGTAGAGCCGTCATACAGTTCTGTAGTTGTGGTGCCTAAGCAGCGTACACCCCCTTTCCCACCAATGTTAAAAGGGTTTCGGGAATCCTTCACACCGCCGAAAACAGCGACCTTTCCCGAGCCGTTGAGATAGAGGGTATCAGTGAACACGCCATCATCTATGATGATATCACCATCGCCCTCATCTGTTGAGTACACGCCATCCGCTAACTGCGTGGGCGCTGCAAGCTTGCTTGCAAGGATGTCAGCCCCATCAAGGCTGCGCACGCCGAACCAGTTGAGCTTTGTGGGGAAGATGATAGTCTCAGATCCGCTGATCGTGAGCGTAGTCTTCCTCGTGTTGTCTGCGAGTGTATGAGTTGCCATACTGTTTTTCCTCCTTCAATATATGTTTAAAGTTTTTGTATGTAATAGATTCCATCTATCTGAATTATTTCATCTTCAAGCGGGCAGGCTAAAGCCTGTGCTTGTTCGGTGGTCGTGATGCTTACAGGAGTTATCTTGCTCATAGTATCACCTCATTAAGTCATATAGTGCCTGTAAATTATTCCTGATATATCCAAAAACAACTGCTGCATTTCATCAACGGACATTCCATCACGCCTTACAAAGTCAAAAGATGTGTCAAAGCTGATTATTGCAGGATAATAAAAGCCAATTGTTGATGATGTTGTTTTGGTTGATATTGTTACATTAGAAAGGGTCGGCTCAGCAACAGCAGGTGGTATATCATACGAGTATCTTTTTGTCTTAAACAAAAACTGAGGATAGTCATACGATGGATATGAATAATCTTTAACGTACATTTGAATATATCCACTACTTGCATATCTTGTATTTGGTCTTGGCACATATCTGCCTGCACCTATACCTGATTCCATAATAAGTTCTTCTTCATAACTCGGAAGAATTGCATAATCCCAGTCTGTATAGTGATGTTCGGTTTCCCCTGGTGTAAATGGCATACCCCAAGTATAGTAGGTTTGTTCTTTGACTGCTCTTAAATTACCACTATATATTTCATGGGCACATACTGGACTGCCATTAACATAATACACGCAGAAAAATCTGTAAGGGTAATACATTGATGTAACAAAATCATCACGCCATTCTCGCGAAGATGAACCTATACTTCCTGTAACCTGTGTTACAGACCCAGCAACTTTTTCAACATCTATAAAATATATATTTATAGAATAATCTGCAAGGTCATTTTCCAATTCTGTTCCTGCCGCCACGGGCTGTGCCCCTTGAAAAAGCTGATGCCCGTTGTTGAGAATATAATCAAGTGTCAGTCCGCCTGAAACATTAACAGTAACTTTTGAATACCCATCCAAGTTATCGTCTGATGGTAAATAGATGCCGTTACTGTTTATTGTCTTTTCACCAAGATTACTGCCGTCATCACTGCCAAAGCCAAGCAAAGCTTCTTCAAGGCTTACACCAACTATCGGTAACAATGCGCATCACTCCTGACTATTGTTTATAACGCTTTCTGAATAGCTTACATTCGTGTAAGTCGTTGTGTTTCCGCTCTTTGTCTTTGTGTACGTTGCTGTAAGTTTCCAAGAGCCTATCTGCACAGATGCTGTATACTGTGAGCCGCTTGTAGGCTTTGTAAATGTCCACACTGCTCCTGTCAGGTCTATCGCATAATGCAAGCCGTTGCACACAAGCACAGGAGCGCCCTCAACCTGAGTTATAGGATATATCTCCTTTGCCATAACTTACACCGCCTCTATCTCCATCGCTATGCCTGAGCCGTTCTCGTTTACGAACAGCGGACCGTGCAGACCTTGTTTAAGTGCTAAGTCTATGAGCCTTTGATCTTTCGACTGATAGGTATTATCTGACGGCTGACACTCAGGCGATGAGAACTCTATCAGCCATCCGCACGCTGTATAAGTCGCTGATATGTTGAGCACTAATGCGGTCACATCATCGCCACCTACATCGTAGGTTATCTGCTGTGGTATGTTGGCTGTGAAGTTCAACACCTGTGCATTGCGCATCGTGAATGATGAGTAAGATGCACCTCTGAAACGAGTATACAACGCACCGCCCACACTGCTGTTGTCCTTTACGAGCGCACTGTCGATATATCTGAATATGCTGTTAGTGCCATAGTGGTACTGCTTGTTGAATGTCGTATCATTTACTACAAGCCCGTCAAAAGTCACGAGCGAACTGTCGGAGAGCACCTCGCCATAACTGCTGACATTGGCTGTGGCTATGTACTGCTGATACAACACTGCCTGTATAGTGTTGCTTGTAGTGCATACGAACATACAGCCGTTGATCTGTGCGATCTGTTCAAGTATACTTCTGATAGTGCCCGACAGGTCTGCCTTCTGGAACTTTATGCCAATGTCTGCCGGTGGCGTGACAGTGATACCGAGCTGAGTGTTCACTGCTGAGATAACTTCTGTCTGTGTGTAATACTTGATGGTTGTCTTGTTGTTCACCTTGACAGTGTCCACAAAGGTGCTGTTGTCGAACTCCTTGTCGAGCTTACAGCAACTGTCATAGGCTGTAAAACTCGTTGTGTATGTATCGAAAGTCCTGTCTGATACAAAGAAATCGGGGAACATACCTGCTCCGCTTATGCGTATCTTATCGCCTTTCTGGCAGGCAGGAGAGGCAGTTGTTTTGTTTATCAGAGTGACATCTATGTTCGAGGTGGATATGCCCGAAAAGCCTATATCCGGAGAGAACGCACCAAAGGAAACACTCTGTATCTCCCCCGCAGTGAACGTGGCCACTGTGGTGCCATCCCGGATAACGGTTATCGTGATAGGCGGGTTAGGCTCCGTAGAGCTGCGGTTCTGATGTAGCGGAAAACGCTATATCCCACAACTCACCCGAAGAAACGCCCACAGCGCCTTCGGTCACAAGGGTAGCCGATACACTCGGCGCGATGAAATCTGCTGATACTGCCCCCGGGCTTGCAAAGCTGATAGTCACTTTCTGTGCATCGAGCGCAGAGCAAATAGACGCTGCTGTTGTTGCAGGAACGTGTCCGAGATTGCAGTTGATTGTATATTTGCAACCAAGTACAAGCTGATGCTCTGTGCCATCAATAGCTTCCCACTGCGCCTTGACTATGTTCTGCTTGTCTACTCTGTATCCGACCTCTACATAATCAGACACATCAATCGAGTTAATTGTAAGTATCATCCGCCTACACCTACCTCTATCTTTTTGTTATATGAGTTCACGACTTCTGCTATGATCTGTCCTGCTTTGTCGGTCAGTTTCAGATCTGCATCTATCGTGATAGTCTTTCCTGCCGCTGCTGTTGTAGTGCCTGCAGTCTGTTTTGCCTGAGTAGCTACAGTGATGTTCGATGGTGCTGTCAACGGCTCCTGTGCTGTTCCTGTCGTTCCTGCTGTCTTGCTTGCAAGGTTATACCCTGCTGAACTCTGTGCCGCTGCTCTCGCATCCACATCGGCTATAAGGCTATCAAGCTTCACATCGTCTATGGCTTTCTGCATAGTGTATGTGATGTCCGTAGCGCCTGCTCTGAGCGCTGTGAGGATGTTGCTCATCATTATGTTGCCCGCATCGTCCACTAAGAACGCTTTGGACACCATCTTGGTTATGTCAGCACTGCCCTCTTTTATGCCTTCTGCCACACCATCGAAAGCCTCATCGACTTTGTTCTTTATCTCGGTAAGGTTTGACCCCTCAAACCCCGCTTTGAGCGAGCCAAGATAAGCCTGTGCCCCATCGGCTCCGAGTGTTTTGAGGTCTTCGTCCATGCCTTGAAATAAGGCAGTTGTCTCGTTTATGAAGTTTGTCTGCAAGTCATCGAGCTGTTTCTGATACTTGTCATTTGCGAGTTTTGTGGTCTCCTCGTCAAGTTTCTTGTACGCCTCATTCAGCTCGTTGAACTCTGCATCGGACATCTTGTTGAGCTGTTTTGCAAAGATCGTAGCCGATTCTGTATCCATACCTGCAAGCTCATCCTGCAACCCCTTGGCAAGCCCTCGTGTTTCGAGTTTCGCCATCTGGTTTGCGTATGTGGTCTGCGCTTTCAGACGGTCTTTCAGGTTCTTGATTGAGTATTCTGTATACTGTTCGCCTGTCTGCTCATCGGTCTTCTGCAGCACTTCAAACACGCTGCCGCCCATAAGCTTATTTTTATAGGCATCACGCTCTTTGAGTATCTGGCTATATCCTTTATCGTAAGCCTTTGCGAGATCATCGAAAGTTTTCTTTGTGGTGCTGAGGTTGTCGAGAAGTCTGTCCTGTGTTTCTTTCTGCGTTTCGAGTTCTGCTTTCTGCAGGTCCTTAGCCGCATCGGTCATCGCCTTTTTAAGGGTGTTCTGTCTCTTCTGGATCTCCGCTTTCAGCTTAGCGGTCTCCTTCTCCATCGCATCCTTTTCCTGTTCGGCTAACTCGTCATAGTGGGCTATGACCTCATCATACAATGCCCACCATTCCTCACTCTCCGCATCCTTGTAGCGGTTGAGGATAGCAAGGCGCTGCGACCAGTACTGGTCTTCTGTGATCTTATGTGTCTTATACTTGTGTTCGAGGTCAGCAAGTGCGCTGTCAAGTGCGCTCACTTCCTCTTCTATGGCCTGTGTGACTACTTTGCCTGCTTCCTTCTGAGCATCGGCTACAGTTTCAGCAGTTTCTTCCACAGTGTCCTTAGTTTCGGTAGCTGTGTCTGTCCAATCTCCGAGAAGTTCATCAAGGACTTTCGAGCCTTCCGCGTAGGAGCTTCTGAGGTCCGCTGTGGACACATCAACGAAGTTTACTATCTCCTTTGTGCCGTCCTCATAGAGCCTGAACCACTCCGACACTTCAACCTTTGACTTGTCATACCCATAGACCTTGCCACCAAAGAACGTGCTGTCTATGAAATATTTAAACTCTTTGTCAGCTTCCTGTAAGAGGCTCTGCATCTTGTTCAGGAAGGTGTTTATAAGAGTTGTCCAGTCGTAGTTGACTATACCGTCTGCAATACCGGTACAAAGGTTATACCCGAACCGTCCGAACGCCTTTACAAGTCCGTCAGTAACCTCAGGGTTAGCCAACGTGTCAAGTATGGCTGTTAGTATAGTTGTGACTATTGCACCTGCGGCTGTGCCGATGTCGGGCAGTAAGTCTTTGATTGCGTTGATGATAACAGGGAGCATCTGAGCGATGCCGTCTGCGACTTTCGGAGCGTTCTCCACCATCGCCCTGAGCACACGCTGTACTATCTCAGGAGCCTTCTCGCCTGCGGCATTTGCTATACGACCTATTACCGTTGCGACCTTGGGAACAACTCTCTCTATGGCGGCGAACGTGTCTTCTATGCCCTGCGTGATCTTCTCCTCTGCGCCCTCTGTATTGTTGAGCAGATCAGTGATACCCTCAACGATAAGAGTTATGCCCGGAAGGATGTCGGCACCGATCTGAGAGGAAAAACCGTTGAAGGACTTAGAGAGCGTGTCCATAGCGTCCGTATAATTGACTGCGGCCTGTATGCCCTCTTCGGATAAAAGCTGATTGGTGTCGTGGGCTTTCTGTCTGAGTTCCTCTGTGCTCTCTGCCGACTGATTCAGCAGAGGGATAAGCTCCACATACGAACGGCCGAGCAAGTCGTTTGCTATGGCGTTGCGCTGTGTCTCATCTTCCATGCCCTGCAGTCGGGAGATAATAAGCGACAGGCTCTCTTCACCGCTCTTGCCCTGCAGATCTTCAAGAGAAATGCCAAGCTGATGAAAGGCTCTTGTAGCTGTGGCGGAGCCTTGGGACATTTCATCTATGCGATTTGTTATCGTTCTTACAGAAGTTGTCAGTGTAGAAATGTCAGCACCATTCTGTGAGAGAATGTAAGACCATTCCTGATAGGCCTCTGTGGACATTCCCAGTCTTTGAGACTGCTTGTCTATAGCATCACCGAAAGCCGCTGTCTCAACAATAAGACCTTTCATGATGCTTTCGATCTCTTTAAGAGCCTTTACAACAGCATCAAAGACAGTAGAGGCAAGCTTCTTGGTCAAGCCTTCCTTGAAGTCCTCTATAGCCTTACTGGACTTCTTTGTGCTCTCTGTGGTCTTCTCACTTTCTTCCTGAGCCTGTCTGAAACTCTCAGCAAAACTCTCCGAGAACCCCTCACCAAAGCCCTGAAAGAAACCCTGTATCTCTTTTACAGCACCCTGAAAGGCACTTTCCATCTCACCCGCAGCCTGTTCGGCTTCGTGAGACACATCACCCATAGCACTGTCAAACTCACTATGATCTGCCTCTATGCCAATTCTTACAGAACCGTCTGCCGCCATTTCACTCACCTCACATTATGGTAAAAAGTGTCTGATTTACTTTGATTATAGCATATAAAGCGGGCTTTGTCAATAAAAAATTAAGAGCCATAATGGCTCTTAATTCCTGTTAGTTGCTCTCTGCATCATACGCTTCTTGAACTGTTCGTCACGTTCCTTCAAGGTCATTGGTGTCTGATGCACCTCAGGCAGAGCATACATCTTCTGCATATCTGCGTAAAAGGATCGCATTTTGCCTTTAAACTGTGACAGGTCCATGCCCCTGTAGGACATTACCTTGACAAATCTGGTGTTTTCATTCAATCCTGCAAAATATGCTTTGAATTGCCACCAGTGCATTTTCGAGGATACCAAGTCAATGCCATATGTGTCGGCAAATGCGGACACGATCAGAGCACTGTCTATGTCGTAGTCGTACAGACGCTTGGTGTGCTTTGTGCCCGAGCTGTTGATACGACTGTCGAGCGGCTCACCGCATCGATAGAACCACCACATTTTATCAATAGCCTCGTTGAGCCGTTCAACCTTTGGTAATTGATTACCAAGCCAACGGAAGAGGGTGTCAACGATGATCTTGGTCATAGCCTCTTTATCACCTCTGTCTCCGGTCAGAAGTGATTGCTCATACTTCGCCATAAGGCGGAAGTCAGCGTCTATCTTATAGTCAGTCTCCCCTATCCGGACAGAATAGGGGAGAGCTTCAAATATGATGCTTGACATCAGATGTTTTCAGTCCACTTAGCAATGAAGACCTTGTCGCCCGTTGCGTCACTGGCGATAGTTGTTGCAGTGGTCATAGTCTCCTGGTCATACCAGGCGTCAAATGTATAGCCCTCACGGCTTACATAGTCGCTTGTAGGCAGGCTGACTGCTGTGCCTGTGGTATAAGATGTAACATCGTGTCCACTTGCGATAGTACCACCATTAGCGTTAAGTGTTACGGAGTAAACACCGCTGATAGCGCTCCACTCGAAGTCTGTAGGCGCTGCACCGGTCTTGGAGAGCGATATGCTGATTGTGGAGTTCTCGCCTGCAGAACCGCCGCCGTCACTATCTACGGAGATCGTAACAGTACCGGTTTCACCCTTACCGTCAAGAAGGTTGAAGTATACATACTTGCATACTGCGGCCTGACCTACGGCATACTTCTTAGACATAAAGAAGTCCTGGGCTTCATCGCCGATGTACCTGTCACCACTGATAGAGAACGTCCTCTGGTTGGAAGCCTTTGAAGAAGACTTACCGGAGCGGATATACTCCTTATCATTAGTGGTCGAGTTGATAGAACTCTCAGCACTCTCGATGTGCTCCTGAACTACCATATAGTCCCCGATAGCTGCTGTCTGGCTTTCACTTGTATCAACTGCAAGTACCCAGTCATTCGCCATTACTTCACCCTGAAAGAGTGCAGAAGGACTGTAGCCCGCCATAAGTGTAGAAAGCTTCATATTCAATTCACCTCGAATTCGATTTGCCACAGACTTTGATAGGTCAATTCACCAGTATCACTACGGTTAAAGGGCACACCACCATTAGTCTGTGAAACTTTAAAAATGTGAAAATCTGCGAGTGTGGGTGTGTGGAAAAGTAAGTACTCTTCGAGCATTTCGGAAGGCAGAAGCATCTTTGCCTCTATGCCATTCAGGCTTGAATCGGTGAGCCTATAGTAAAGCCCGAAGGATAGTACAGCCCTGTATCTGCCCCTCAGATATTTTTGCATAGGCTGGGCTTTACCTTGCATCTGGACCCATAGCCCCTCGCCTGTTGTGTACAGGGGAGAACCAAGGGTCACATAAGAGGGGAGTTGTAGTTCTGCAGTTCTGATCTTAGCGTTGAGCCAGTCAAGGAACTGCGCTATAAGTAGTTTTTCTACTGTCATCGCTAAAACCTCAAAATCTGCGGAGCATTATCACATATAGCCTGTATATCCTGTCTTCCACCCTGATCGAGATAGGCATCTACCCACAAGCAGCAAGCGAGAGGGTGAGTGTCCTTAGTTCTCCCGGGGAAGTCGGCAGGAGCAAGTCCGTTAGCATAATATTGATTACGAGCGTACACACAGTTGTAAACCAGATAAGGGGTATTATCTACGCTTGACGGAAAAGCGCTCTCTGCCAGTGTGCCCGATACATAAGGCGTGTACTTGTAAGCGCCTTTGTATATCTGGGTCTTAATGGCAGGATACAGACGAGTGAGAAATGAGTTCATTCGCCCTTGTAAGGCGTTTGTGTCTATGTGGACACTGACATCTACTTTCACTGTGCATCAACTCCCACATTGTGGAGATGCCCGTCAGCGACACGATAATGTATGTTCACTGTTTTGTAGAAGTGCGGTTCAGCGCCTTCCTTTGGTGGGTTAAGGCCTGCATATATGCCCGGAACTATAAGAGCCTCGTGGAAGATAGCGTCATAGTCCGTATTGGCGGACACATCATACAATACAACGTGTAATACCTTATCGGTAGTCAGGGTATAGCGTACATTCCTGTATACAGTCTTTGTATAAGTCGTATCATACCCGCCATTGACGGGCTCAGTTGCTTTAACAGGGGTAAAAACAGTAATTGACTGCGTAAGCAGCACGGGTGTTGGTGATCTCATCGGAGCACCACCTTCACTCCTGCAACTTTGTACCCTGCGAGCAGTGCGAGCACAGAGGGGAAAAGCCCGTAGACATCAGAGGCGGCAGTCAGAGAGGTTTTTGTCTTGGCTACTGCTGTATAGCTGTAGTCAGGGACACTCTCTGAGGTCTTTGTAGCAGTGCCTGAAGACTCTGCGTAATAGTCAATGCCGCCTGCCTTAGAGGATAAGGCTATCTGGGTAGCGACTGCAAGCTTTATCTTGGCGGGGGCGGTCGAGCCGTACTCCTTACCGAGATAAGAGTTTACCGCCGTTTCAGCCCAGAAATCAAGCGCGGCAAAGTCCTGCTGTGAAACTGTCACGCCTGTAGGGTATGCAAGATACTCTTCATAGGTCAGAATTGCCACGCTTAATCACTCCTCATCAGGTTGTTGTAACGATAGCGATGCCCTTAGGTGTAGGCAGTACAGGGATAAACACGCCTGATGCCTTTGTCCAGGTTGCAACGGGATCGGGAGCTACCCACTGTGAAAGGTAGATGAAGTTCTGGAAGCCGCTTGTCTCGAATGCCTTGTTGTTGAGCTCTTCGGGAGTTGCGCCCCAGAGGCCGACACCTACATCACCTGCGGAGCCTGTTTCAGCAAGTACGCAGAGAGTATCTGTGAACATTCTTGCTGTGGTCTCAGTTCCATCGGTAGCAGTGTATGTATAGTAGCTGTCATCTATGATGATCTCATCAATGCCGAAGAGGCTGTTGAACAGGGTTGTAACCTGCTCCTTGGAAATAAGGATACCTGCCATCAGAGTACCGTTGATAGCGGTCTGAATGCCGGTGTTGCTTGTGAAGTAACGGAAAACCTTAGTAGATGTGATGATCTTATTATAAGGATAGCCGTTAGCCTTTGCAGCATCGGTAAGGGTCTGAAGGTCGCCGAGAATGTCATAAGAAGTATTAGACCAGTTCTTTGAGACCTTGTTAGCGGCGGGAACACCATAGTCAACAGAAACTACAACATTGTTCTCGTTGATGGTCATAGCGCCCGTTGTGAGCACTTCAAACTTAGCTACATCGGTTCTGGTCTTGACAGAGCGTACCATATTGGACATATCGTCAAGAGCGTAGTCGATAGCAGCGTTATCACGCACACCACGGGAAAGATATCTCTGCAGGTTCTCTGTGAGATTGATCTTCTCCTTAACGAGGAGCTGTTCGATCTTCACGATTTCGAGTGCAGGACGAACGCCGATAAGAGCCTCGGTATCAAATGCGTGGATCTTAGCAGCGTGAGGGAGTGTAGGGCTGTTTGCGAGCCTGATATACTCTGCCTCAAGGTACTCAGTCTTAATGTTGGGGAAAAGCCTGTCAACGACAGGGGACGCAGGGAGCTTGATCTGAGTAGCAAGCTCAAGCAGGTCCTTTTCAGTAATCTTTTCAAGAATTGTGCTTAAACTCATTATAGCTCACCTCTTAACCTTCGGGATATGTAGGCACGATGTTCTTAAAGTCGAAGAAAATGCCGTTAGCCGCAAGAGCTGCCTTAGCATCATCGTCAAGGCCTGAAAGACCTGTGTTAAGGCGGTCTTCCCAAACGTGGCCTGAAATCATAAG